CATTATTATTAATATCTGTCAATACTAAATTATTAATACTAATATTTTCTGCAGGGAAGTTTATTTCACCAAACGCAAATTGTTTCCAATATACGTCATTGTCAGGATTATCAGGGTCATCTCCTGTCAAGTTATGATTTCTTATTGACCATCCATCTGCACTCATATCAGTAAATACAAATTCATAATTCGAGCCATCAAATGATCTACCAAATTCAGTTTGTACGCCAGTATCACCTGATACTGCTGTATCTATAGTTTTACCAGTAGGCAATTCGGATGAGTCAACCCACGCAAAATTATTAGGATATGCAAGATCGAAATATGCATTAGTTAAGTTACCTTTAAAACCTTCTTCTTCAAATTTAATATCTGTATAAGAAGTAGTGTATACAAAACCTTCTGCTAAATTTCCACTATCTTCGATTGTTACTTCTGCGCTTGAATACACATATTTGTCACTATCATCTACTAAGTGATTATCATCATAATCATCAAGACTTAATAATTCACTTAGACCATCTTTATCATAACTAACGGTATATTCTGGGTTATCCCCGATAACAGTGTCAGATGACGGTGCAACAGGAGCAATTGGATATTCTACACCCAGCGGCGATATAAGTTTGTGCTGGGTACTTGTTACAGTATATGCTGATGTATTGTTAACAAAGTTATGTGTAATTACTGCGCCAGTTTCAGAAAAATCTGCATCAAATGTTACAGTATTATCACCTGGTTCTACCAAATTACTAACTTGTGCAGTGCCTATGTTAATTAATTCTTCACGTCCACTAGATGAATCACTAGCAACTGTAGTATAATATTTTAAAAATAGTTTATCACGTTCTGCTAAACTAGTTTCATTATCTACAACTAATTTATCATTNTTGTAAAAGAATTTTACTTGTTTTTTGCTATCGAATACTATTTTCTTACCTGTAAATTTAGCAACATATTCTGCTTCATTTTCTCTAACACCTGGAACATATGTAAATGTTATATAAACATCTTTTCCTTCGACTAATGGAACATCATTTACTTCATCATGTAATTTCCATTCCCAAACAGATGTATTACTTTTGGGAACATATTTTATAATAAAACTCTGAACTGATAAGTCTTCTATTTTATTAATTTTAATATCTTTTATTTCATCTGCTTCAAATCGTGTTCTATACGCACGTACTATTTTTTCAATACTTCCAGTAGTTTCAGGTAGAATATTTTCAATAAAATATGAATCCACCGCTGATCCTACAACGCTACTTTCAATGTTTCTAATTTTTGTCCAAGATAATTCTTTTTCATTCGCGCCCTGAGTTAAAATATGATCACCTGGATACAAAAATACTGAGCCTAATGAAGTTGATGTTACGGTATCAATTATACTAGTATTCGTACTACGAACAGTAAAATTCAAATATGGCGCTAGAATCGTAGATGCTGGATTATACATATTTTCAAAATAATATAAATTCATCAGGCTTGGATGTTTTAATACTTCAGTAATTTTATTTCTAATGAAATTATCAATCTGTCCATTCTGGCGATTAAAACTTAGATTCATTGTTATAATATCATCTTCTAAGAATACACTACCATCAGTACCAGTTGCACTTAAATTACTATGATTACCAGTAACGTCATCCATTTCAAAGAAACGAGACTTACCAGAAAATGTAGTATTAATTGCTTTTGATTTTGATATAACATTTGAGCCAAGAGTTAGAGGATAGATATTATAATCCTGTGCGTTTACCATTCTATCCTGTGAATAATATGCTCTTGGTGCAATACGTCTAACACTTTCGAATGTTTCAGCAGCATAGTTTTCACTGAAGTCACTTGTTGTTGTCATTGTTATTGTTAAATCATATGGACGATCATCACCGCCAATATATGGTATAGTAATTGCAACTTCTGCTATATCATTTGCGTTTACAGTGAAATTTTCATTTGCGGTTTGTCTATACCAAATACGATAATTACCGTATGCAGCATTACCAAAAATACCATCAGGGAAATTAATTGCGATACTATTATCAATATTAGTAGTGACACTCGCTAGATCGCCGCTGCCTGTTCTTAAAGAATTATATATAGCAGTTTCTCTACTATCATTATCAACTGTTGTTACGGAAGATGTATAATTTCTATTACTATCTGTGCGCTGAATCCAAACATCTGTATTTGATATATCGATAACATCAATATTTTGNGTTCTATTAGACAGTTTTAAATCATATGTATAATCACTAAAGTTCATTTCTCCCGCTTTTGCATATACAAAAAATCCAGTTCTATCACTTGCAGGACCTAGGNTATCATTACGATTAATAACTGTGAAATTNTTAGAAACTTTAGGCTCTGCTTCGCCAATAATNTCATCTACAATTTCTACTTTAGTAGTTTCAAATTTTCTACTACTACCAGCAATATCTGCGGAAAAAGGATAATTAAAACGTTTAGTTAAAGGGTTTTCGTTAATCTCATATATATTATTTTCGATGCCTAGAAAATTTAGAGTTGCGGTTGGGTCTTGTACTTTAGAATTTTTAGAAAAAGATGAGTCTANTATTGTTATAAAGTTTTCATACCAATCAGCATTATTTGCATCATTCCAATTTACTGTGGTATTTGCTAAAGAGTTACCTTCATTATCTGCCACATCTTGATTTGTAGTGACACTAGTAATTTTCATATAACCACGGGCGTTAATAGGACGAGTTTTAATATAGCCTAGATTCTTTGCCATACGAAGAATTGATTCGCGGCGTTCGGCAGTATCTAAGAAATTTTCTCTGGTATTCATATCTAGTCTGAATGAAAGAGAATGACCTAGATATGCAACCAAATCCAAAATTGCAATAAATTCAGAACTTGCAATAAAATCATTAAATTTATCTGGGTATGTTTGTTGTACATACGCAAGTAATGCTTCACGTATTGTGTCAAAATCATATGCTTTCAAACTAATATTAGTATATGCTGTATAAACTGCACTCCAACTTTCACTAGCGAATAAGTTATCAACTCTTTCTTGGCTCATTTTATTCTCTTTCTAAATTTACTGTTAGTTCAACTTGTTCACCAGTTGGAATAATAGAAACTGATAATTTTATGTTTAAACTGTGGTCATCTTCTGATATGGTAAGGGTGTTAATCGTTACCCTGGGATCTTCATCAATAATAGAATTTATGTCAATATCAATTATATCTTTAATTTCTGGTGTTAATGGTTCAAAAATTAAGTCATGAATAATACTACCGTATGTTGGCATCATAACACGTTCACCTTTACGTGTCATTAAATGATTCATCAAATCCTCAATAACCAAGTCTTTACCATAAAGATTATGATTTATTGCTTTTTTATTTTTAGTACTAAATCCTGCAAAATTAACTGCCATCTGTTCTCTCAATTTTAAATATTTTGTTAAGAGTATTTATCATCGTATAAACTACGTATATTTGAAAAAAGTACTTGACAAGCACTAATTTTTAATATAATATTAATATTATTAGGAGTATTATCAATGAAGGACAAAGATAAAATAATACAACTGAAATCTTTTCAAAAAAGTAATAACCCCAGGATATTACCAATGCAAAAAATAACTACAGAAGAAATGTTTCGGTTAGAAATAAATGAACTTCAGAAAAATTTGTATGCTGCATATGACCGAATTACAGAACTAAAAGAAGAAATACGAAAACTTGAATCTACAAAAACAAATAAGGAATAATTAATGCCAAATCTAGTACCAATGGTTGTAGACCAATCTGCTAATGGTGAACGAAGTTATGATATCTTTTCACGACTTCTTAAAGAACGTGTACTNTTCTTAACAGGAGAAGTCANTGATTATCAAGCAGACTTACTATGTGCACAATTTCTATTTTTAGAAAGTGAAAATCCAGAAAAAGATATTCATTTTTATATTAACTCACCGGGCGGNGCAGTAACCGCTGGTATGGCAATATATGACACTATGCAATTTATTAAACCAGATGTTAGTACTACTGTAATGGGACAAGCGTGTTCAATGGGGTCACTGTTAGCAACAGCAGGAGCAGCAGGAAAAAGATATATCCTGCCCAATGCAAGACATATGATCCACCAACCAAGTGGTGGGGCTGGCGGACAAGCAACTGATATGGAAATTCAAGTTAAAGAAATTCTAAAGATGAAACAATCACTAACACAGATTTATGTAAAGCATAACTCAGCGGGTAAAACTCTGGAAGAAATGCTTGCTGCTATGGAACGTGATAATTTTATGGATCCCCACGAAGCACTAGCATATGGTTTAGTAGACCAAGTTATAGATCATAGACCCGTTTAACTAAAGCCGGGAACATAACTCCACATCTTAGCAGTCTCAATTCTTAAAGCGGCAAGTCGTTCATCGACTTTGCCGTTTTTTCTTTTAATGTTACTCTGTATTTCATCTGTTATATCAAACCATTTTTCATTATTAATTAAATTAATAATATTATGATTGGGTATTTTGTCTACACCTTCATAATAAAAATAATGAAGTAACGCATCATATTGTGGTTGACCTAACGGTTGTGTAATAAATTGTTCTAATACATTTCCAATAGCACGTAATTGTTTTTCTAAAATTATCTGCGCTGATTGTTTTGTTATTTTTTGGCTTTCAATTGAAACTCTTTTGGAAGAAGATGTAATATAACCATATCTAAATTCTACATCAGGTATCTGATAATTATAACCTATAATACCATTTTTTATTTCCAGTGTAGGAATAACATCATTAATAATAGCATTCTTACTTAAATTAGAAAATATAAGTTTATTCACTGCAAATGATGTAACACGTGTATACGATAGTATATACGTGGGATTACCGTCAGTATCGTATCCAGTTCCCAGATATGTACCGTATGGAGTTATAGTATGTAATGGTAATTGAATATAATTTAAAAGCGATCCTTTTCTCTTATCGTAAATCATTTTATGCTCTCCAATTACTTTCATCTCTTGCAGCAACTAACCAACTAGAAGCAGACCCAACCGAATGTGTTGATCCCCATACACCCTGATCAGCTTTGTCTGTTGCTATATCAACGTGTACCCCAACATCATTCATATAACCTGGACCAACACCAACTGCATTTGCGCCTGAATCAAAACACGCTTTAACAAATTTCTTTATTATTGGTATATCATCACTTGATCGTGAACTTAACTTACCTGCTCCACTATACAACCAAACATCAGCGGCAAAACCATTATCATGTCTTGTACTGCCTGTACGCCTTGCACCAGGACCTTTTGGATCCTGTCCACCTGAGAATATAACTACATCAACACTTGCAGAACTTGCTGCTTGTTCTAGTATACTAAACAAATCATTTCTAATAACTTTGTTGCGTGTTCTTCCACTAAAGTCTCCAACATATGTAACGTTTCCACTTCCATTACCAACTTGATCCTGTATTGCTTCATCATTTACTTTTTGTTCATCGGGATCTACGGTACTATCATTTGTAGCAACACTATTGGGATCTGCAGCAGTCGCAGGTATATTACCGCCATTTACAGTATCACTTTCATCCGAACTTGAACTTGTGTTAGCAGGCGCAGGTTTTTTTCTTATCATTGGTTCGTGTGATACCATAGTAGATAAAATGCTTTCTTCTATTTTAGTAGATTCTAAATTTTGAATATCATTATGAGATACTGTATTAATTCCCGGTGACATTGCTGCCTGTGGTCCATTCAAATGTAATAGACCGCCAGTTGAAATATACATATTACTACCAACTTTAGTATGATTACTACCAGCACTATCATAGAACTGAGAGCCTTCACTTTTTAAATGTATCTGGTCTCCGCTATTTACTTGAATATCGTCACCAGATTTAATGTTTATTTTTTCAGCAGCCTCTATATTAATATTTTGATCTGCACGTAAGTTAAAATCTTTTTCTGTTCTCATACTCATAGAACCCTGAGCATATATCATTACTTCGCCACCAGAACCAATTTCTATCCAACCTGAACCTGTACTATTAATCAAATAGATTAAATCATTTGTCCCATCTAAGATAACACTTGCGCCCGATCCTGTTTGTAGTCGTATTTGATTTGGATGCACGAAACCATCATCATCTACACTGCCATCATCCATCGTAAGAACTGTTGATCCTGGCGTTTTTAAACCATATACTGTATTTGGTGTAGGTTTTTTATAACTTGCATTACGTAATGGCGAGGCAGTTGTTTGTCCTCGTACTCCATCAGCATATATGCCCTGTGTCGCAGTATTAATATTTCTAGGATGATTTGCTGGTATCTGGTCTCTGCCACGCGGATCATTTCTGTTGTTAGATGCGTTACGTTGATTTCTACCACTAGTTACTTCGTCTGCTGGATCTTCGCCATCTTCAACAACCTTTATTAATCCGTCCTTACCATTTAATTTTGGAGTTAATCCACTATCCTTAACATCAGTAGCAACTGCCAAAGATTCCGGTGTAACACTAATTGATGATGTATCGGCACCTTGAGAATCTGATAGTTCGGTTTTATTAATTTTTGCGCTAGGCTGATTCTTAAATACTCCTTCGCCTTGACCTGAACCATCTACTTTGGGAGGACCAGATGCACCACCAGATGCAATATCTGGTACTTCCTGTGCAACAGCAAACCAATACCCTTCACTCAATTCTCCATTGTCAGCAAAGAACACAAGTATAGTCACATAATCAGATGGTGGGACAGCGTGCAACCCATAACTTCCCATAGTATTTGAACCCGCAAACGGAGACGCATACTGAAAATATAAAGGATTTTCTGGATTTCCGCCCAATTTAGGAACATATGCAGCCAATCTACCTCTACCCTCAGGATCTATACCAGGAACAGTAATAGCATGATATATACCACTCTGTATATTTTTTAGTACAGGGTTAAGATTTGATTGTTTATCTTTT